GCTGGCTGGTGTGGGATGGTCAACGCTGGCGCACCGAGGACACGCTGGCGGCCACCGACCTGATCCGCAGCGTCTGCCGCCAGATGGCCGTACGCGCCGACAACCCCAAGGTCGCGGCAAAGCTCGCCAGCGCCAGTACGGTTGGCGGCGTCGAACGCTTGGCGCGCGCCGACCGCAGGCATGCGGCCACCACGGACGAGTGGGATGCCGATCCGTGGCTGCTTAACACGCCAGGCGGTGTGGTCGATCTCAAGACAGGGCGCAAACGCCCGAATGAACGCGCGGACCGGATGACCAAAATTACCACCGCCACGCCAGCGGGCGACTGCCCGCAATGGAGAGCGTTCCTGTCCGACGTCACTGGAGGCAATGTCGAACTACAAACCTATCTGCAGCGGATGGTCGGCTATTGCCTGACTGGCGTGACCAGCGCCCACGCGCTGTTCTTCCTGTACGGCACCGGTGCCAACGGCAAGAGCGTGTTCGCCAATGTCATCAGCACCATCCTCGGTGACTACGCCACGGCCGCATCGATGGACACGTTTGTCGAGACGCGTGGTGACCGCCATCCGACCGACCTGGCAGGACTGCGCGGCGCGCGCTTCGTGACGGCCATCGAAACCGAGCAGGGACGGCGCTTGAACGAATCCAAGGTCAAGGCCATCACCGGCGGCGACAAGATCTCCGCGCGCTTCATGCACAAGGACTTCTTCGAATTCACCCCGCAGTTCAAGCCGGTCATCGTCGGCAACCACAAGCCGGCCATCCGCAACATCGACGAGGCGATGAAGCGGCGGATGCACATGATTCCGTTCACGGTGACGATCCCGCCGGAAAAACGCGATGGCCTTCTCACCGAGAAGTTGCTGGCCGAGCGCGACGGGATTCTGGCGTGGGCCGTGGCTGGATGCCTCGCGTGGCAGCTTGAAGGTATGAATCCGCCGGCCTGCGTTCGTGCTGCAACCGAGGAGTATTTCGAGGCCGAGGATGCGCTGGGCCGCTGGCTCGATGAACGCTGCGTGCGCGAGGTCAACGCCAAGTCGCTGACCGCCGAGCTGTTCAACGACTGGAAGCAGTGGGCCGAGGCTGCAGGCGAATTCATCGGCTCGCAGCGCCGTTTCTCCGATCTGCTGATCACGCGCGGAATCGAAAAGTGGCGCAACGGCGTGGGCGTGCGTGGGTTTCAGGGTGTTGGCCTGAAGTACCCGCCAGCGCCTGCCTACACCCCGTATGCGGACAACTGACCCCATGACCATCACGCCGTCTGACGCATCCGACGCTCCTGAACGTAACTTCTCTACACGCGTGCGCGCGCGCCTCACGGAAAGTTATGTGGAACTGTGTCGGATGTGTCAGACCTGCGTCCAAACAAGGACTGACCCCATGACGACGACCATCCTCGCCCTCGACCTGGGCACCACCACCGGCTGGGCGCTGCGCGGCAGCGACGGCCACATCACGAGCGGCTCCGAGAGCTTCCGGCCGCAACGTTTCGAAGGCGGTGGCATGCGCTTCCTGCGCTTCAAACGCTGGCTCACCGAGATCAAGCAATCCTGCAACGGGATCGACTGCCTGCACTTCGAGGAAGTACGCCGCCACGTCTCGACTGATGCGGCGCACGCCTACGGTGGGTTCCTCGCCACACTCACGGCGTGGTGCGAGCACCACCAGATCCCGTACCAAGGCGTACCGGTGGGCACGATCAAGAAGCACGCCACGGGCAAAGGCAACGCCGGCAAGGAAGAGGTCATCGCTTGCGTCACCGCGCGCGGGCACACCCCGGTCGACGACAACGAGGCGGACGCGTTGGCGCTGCTGCACTGGGCGATCCAGCATCACGACAATGGCCAGGAGGTGTGAGATGAAAGTGCCCACGCCCCGGTGCCGCTGCCCCCTTGGGCGGCTGCAACCTCAAGCCACCGATCTGGACGCCATCAAGGAACGTGGCTGGCGCGACCAGCAGATCCTGGTGGTCAACGCGTCCGACGAGCGTCTGGACTTCATCGAGCGAGAGATCGTGCGCCGCATCGGCGAGCGCTTGTACGGAGGGGCTCGTCATGGCTGAGTGGACGATTGAGGATGTGGCGGCCCGCTTCGAGGAGGCCGCCAGCACCGGGCGACGCCTGCCCCCGGTACGGGTTCAGGGCTACTTCAACACCTGGCCTGCCATCGTGCGTAAGGAGTGGGAGATGTTCGCAGCCGACGAAAAGGTCTACCGCCCCTTCCCGCCGAGCCCAGAGGCCATCGACCGCATGCAGGAGACGATGCGCTGGGTGCAATGGCTGGAGGTCGAGCAGCGCCACCTGGTGTGGATGCGGGCCAAGCGCTACGGCTGGCGCGACATCACGATCCGCTTTGCCTGCGATCGCACGACGGCGTGGCGACGCTGGCAAAGGGCGCTGGAAATCGTGGTCGCGCAGCTCAACACTTCCGGACATTGACGACTGGGCGGGCACGGCAGATAATAATTGTTATTAATAGTTATGAGGTTCGCCATGCCCACCAGTGTCGCCCTTGGCAATCACTTCGAAGCCTTCATCCGCGATCAACTGCAAAGTGGCCGTTTTAACAACGCCAGCGAGGTCGTACGGGCCGGGCTGCGCCTGCTGGAGGAGCAGGAGGAGCGCAAGCAACTCGAACTCGAAGCCCTGCGCGCCGAAATCGCTGCAGGTCGGGCCAGCGGCCCTGCCAAGTCTGCCGATGCAGTATTCGACCGCCTCGAGGCCAAGTACGCGGCGCAAGCTGAACGCTGATGCGTCTGGCCTTCACACCGCTGGCAGAGCAAGACCTCGAAGCCATTGCCGATTACATCGCGACTGACAACCCTGTGCGCGCCTTGAGTTTCGTGCGCGAGCTGCGCGCACAGTGCCTGCGCATCACTCTCAATCCATCCGGCTACCGCCTGCGCCCCGAGCTGGGCGACGGCATCCGATCCTGCGCCCACGGCCACTACGTCATCTTCTTTGAAGCCTCGGCTGAGACTGTCTTGGTCGTACGCGTCCTGCACGGAGCGCGTGATTTGCCTGCGGTGTTCAGCGCAGACGAAACATAGCCCTCAACTTCCTGAGCAACGTAGGGTAATGGGTGATGCGTTTGTCCTTGTTTTGACGCATTTGTCCTTTTTGGGGCCAGCCAGACATGCAACAAAACACCCGGGATTGGCGTAGTATTTCAGCTATCTTCTGGACAGCGGTGACGGCATAGGAAGTGGCCCAAGGCAAAAGGGGTCCTTCCTCGCCAAAATCCAATGCGGGGGGCGCGAGCGCGGCGCTTTTTTAGCGTCCGGCCGCAAAAACAGGTTACCACCCGGCCAGGTTACCGGCCCCGGTTACCACCGCCTGAGTAGTGACCACCCCTGTCAGGTTTCCACTTTCTGAACCCGCCCACGGCTTCGTCGGCGGGTTTTCTGTTTTCAGGACGCACACTTTGAACACGCTCAACGTCGAGTACCGCAAGGTCGAGGCGCTGATTCCCTACGCCCGCAATCCGCGCACGCACGCCGAAAGCCAAATCGCCAAGATCGCGGCCAGCATCGTCGAGTACGGCTGGACGAACCCGATCCTGGTCGATGGCGACAACGGCATCATCGCCGGGCACGGGCGTCTGGCCGCAGCCCGCAAGATCGGTCTAGAACAGGTGCCAGTGATCGAACTGGCGCACCTGACCGTCGCGCAAAAGCGCGCGCTGGTGATCGCTGACAACCGGCTGGCACTGGATGCCGGTTGGGATGAAGCCATGCTGGCGCTGGAACTCGCTGAACTGTCCGAATCGGGATACGAACTTGCCTTGACTGGCTTCGACAGCCACGAACTCGAGCGCCTGCTCTCTACCGCCTTGGAGGACGATGCGGCTGAGGTGGCAGACGATCCTGACGAGACGGCAGATGACGCCGCTGATGATGATGTGCCGCAGGCTCCCACCGTACCGGTTACTCGCCCCGGAGATGTCTGGGCCATTGGCTCGCACCGGCTGATCTGTGGCGACGCCACAGATCCGACTGCGGTTGCCACGCTGATGCAGGGTGACACCGCGCAGCTTTGCTTCACCTCGCCGCCCTACGGCAACCAGCGCGACTACACCTCGGGCGGCATCGCCGATTGGGATGCGCTGATGCGCGGCGTGTTCGCCCATCTGCCGATGGCCGTCGATGGTCAGGTACTGGTCAACCTGGGCCTGATCCACCGCGACAACGAGGTCATCCCATATTGGGACGGCTGGCTGGCCTGGATGCGCAGCCAAGGCTGGCGGCGCTTCGCGTGGTATGTCTGGGATCAGGGGCCGGGGATGCCTGGCGACTGGCAGGGCCGACTGGCGCCCAGCTTCGAGTTCGTCTTTCACTTCAACCGCGCCAGCCGCAAGCCGAACAAGATCGTGCCCTGCAAGCACGCCGGCCAGGAATCTCACCTGCGCGCCGATGGTTCGTCGACGGCCATGCGCGGCAAGGATGGCGAGGTGGGCGGCTGGACGCACAAGGGGCTGCCCACGCAAGACACCCGGATTCCCGACTCGGTGATCCGCGTGATGCGCCACAAGGGCAAGATCGGCCAAGGGATCGACCACCCGGCCGTGTTCCCGGTGGCGCTGCCGCAGTTTGTGATCGAGGCCTACACGGATGCGGATGATATCGTGTTCGAACCCTTCGGCGGCAGCGGCACGACGATGTTGGCCTCGCAGCGCACTGGCCGCATTTGTCGCAGCATCGAGATCGCGCCGGAGTACGTGGATGTCGCCGTTCGGCGCTTCCAGCAGAACCATCCGGAGGTCCCGGTAACGCTGCTGGCCACCGGCCAGACGTTCGAGCAGGTCGCCACCGAACGCGTTGCCGCTTCCGACGCCGAGGTGATGGCGTGAACTGGCTGGCCGACAAGATCGAGCAGTGGCCGACCGCCAAGCTGCTGCCCTATGCCCGCAATGCGCGCACCCATTCTGAGGAGCAGGTGGCGCAGATTGCCGCGTCCATTGCCGAGTTCGGCTTCACCAATCCGATCCTCGCCGGCAGCGACGGCGTGATCGTTGCCGGGCACGGGCGGCTCGCGGCAGCGCAGAAGCTCGGCCTGGAAGTGGTGCCGGTCGTGGTGCTCGACCACCTCAGCCCGACGCAGCGCCGTGCCCTGGTGATCGCAGACAACCGCATCGCCGAGAACGCAGGCTGGGACGAGGCGATGCTGCGCATCGAACTGGAAGCTCTGCAAAGCGAAGGCTTCGATCTGGACATCACCGGCTTCGACGCCGACAGTCTGGCCGACCTGCTCGCCGCAGAGGAGACGACGACCGAGGGGCAGACCGATGAGGATGCGGTGCCCGAAGTCAGCGAGGCCCCCATCTCCCGTCCGGGCGATGTCTGGATCATGGGCAAGCACCGGCTGCTGTGCGGCGATGCCACCGTTGCCGAGAGCTACGAGCGGTTGATGCAAGGCGCGGTGGCGGACATGGTCTTCACCGACCCGCCGTACAACGTCAATTACGCCAACAGCGCGAAGGACAAGATGCGCGGCAAGGATCGCGCGATCCTCAACGACAACCTGGGC